GCGGTTTTCGACGAAGTGAGCTTCTTTTTCATCCCTTCCATTCTGGAACAGAATGATTTTTTCCTTGCGCCGCCTTCCGGCTGGGGGGCTTTCAACCCCGGCTTCCCCGGATTCGCTGCGTTGTAAGAAGCTCTCCCTTTGGCGTTTAGACCACCCTTGGGATTTTTGCCCTCTTTGCGAGTCCATGCCGGGGTCTTAGCCATAGAACACCGTCGCGGTTGCGCCCGCAGGGCAAGTTACGTAGACAGTCGTGCTGCACTTAATCCCCTCGCCGGGGAACAGCATGTATACGCCCTCTGCTACTGCCGGAGTTGTGTACGAGAACACCGTAGTGCCGCCTGTACCGTCCTTGATCGTGACTGTGCCGGGGGTAGCGCCGTGACTAATAGCAATTGCTTTGGCCCGTGCAGGGCCGTTAAACGCCGTAGTACTAGCCGCCGCAGCACATTCTGCCGATTTAACGTCTGTTTGCATCATGGTGATGCCTCCTTATTAGACGTTCTGCTGACCAACCAGAGGATCGGTGACGAAGTAAGTGATAACACCAGCCACAGTACCGGAAGCCGAAGTGTTGTCAGTTACAGTCACGTACGACATTTCAGTCAACGGTGCGCCAGTCACAACCGAACCAATCGACGTAGTGCCAACAGCCGCTACAGACAGCGCCGAAGCAAAGAAGTTGTTGTCAGCCGTGCCAGAGGTGTAGCCGGTTGCGCCAATGTCGCAAGTACCAGCGCCAGCATCAGTTACCGAAATAGAAACGATAACAGCGCCAGATGGGAGAATAAGGTTTGCTGCGCCGGAAGCCGACGAGACTTTCACGTTAGTGCCAGCAGTAGCTGGGGACGCATCAGCGATGTAGAACTGAGCAGCCATCAGGCCGGAGCCACAATACGCGGTGCGAGTCTGATCGCCGCCGCCCGAACGCCAAATACTTTGGGTGGTAGAAAGAGCCATTTTGAGTTGTCCTCACATGCGAGTTAGGTGCGAACGATCTGCATGTCGTCAGGCGGGGGGCCTGTTCGTAAGCACCGGGAAATCCCCCGGATTTGTTACTTTATATACCGAAAAAGGGGGGCCGTAAAGCCCCCCTCTCTATTACGCGCCTTGCGAGCCGTACATGCCCAGCGGGTCAGACCAGCCGAACGAGTAACGCTCACGAGCCTTGTAACGGACGTTGCCAGTATCGAAGTCCCCGTCCATGGATGTAGACATCGGGGTACGAACAAAGTGCTTCATGCCGTTTGGAACGTCAGTGGTCAGGAACCATGCGTTGTTATCGGTCAGGAAGTGGTTGATCGTATAGCCTTCTGGGATCGAACCGTTGTTCTTGATCGCGTTGATGTCGTTGTCGTTAGTACCGACACGCAGCGATGTCTCCAGCAGACGAGTTGCAACGAACTGGAGTGATGGAGGAACAACGAGTTTCTTTGGCTTAGCTGCGATCAGCAGGCCACGTTCATCAGTCCATGCAGCGATCTGAATGACGGCGGCTTCCAGAGAAGTCTCGTTCAGGTCAGCAGGAGTTGATGGAATGTTACTGTTGACGCCACCAGAGACCAGAGGATGGTTAGCCGAGAACAGAGCCACGTTGTCGCCACCGGGGTAGCTATTCGAGAAGCCGTTGTTCAGAACGTTAGCAGCCTTGACCTGCTTGGTGTAAGCCATGGCACGAGCCAGCGCCTTGGTATAACGAGCCGACAGGCTGTCATACAGGTTGTCTTCGATGGCCTCTTCGGTCAGCGAGAAACCCAGAGCGATGGTTTCGTGGTTGTATCGAGCGGTCCAAGCTTCCTGCGCGTTGTCATAAGCAATCGCAGAGCCTTCGTTCTTGACTGGAGCAGCCGAGAAACCCGACAGTTTTGTTTCTTCTTCAAAAGAACGCTCGGAAGTCTCAGCTTCGTAGATTTCCTTGTGCTCTTCGCCGTAGCGAGCGTACTCCATGCCGAACAGGGCGTTCAGGCCGGGGAGCAGCTCTTTCAGTAGTTGTGCGCGTGAAATAGCCATGATCTATGCTCCTTAAGCCACGCCAGCGGCGTTGTTGTACGAATGATAGCCAAAGTTAAATTTGACGATCAACTCGGTGTAACCATTTGCAGTAGCAGTATCGGGCACGCCATCAACTACACGCATAGGCAGGGAGGTGCTGACCGCGTTAGCGAACACACCAGTTCTAGAGTTACCCGCAGTGGTATTAGGCGAGTTCAGGATCAGAGTGGCGTTATTGCCCACAACGACTTGAGACACGGCGCTGATAACCAGACCAGTGGTATTGATGGTGTTACCCACCGAAGCTACTTTGTACAGCTGGTCGGGATCATCAGCAACATACGCATATGCGTCTGCCACGCCTGAAGCAAAACCGGGCCAGTACTGGCTGAAGGTCTTCTGCTTAGTCACAGGGTTGGTATATGTGCAGCCCAAAAATACGCCAACAACGCCGGGAACCGGAGAAGTATCCGTGTCCAGAGTTGAGACGATGATTGTGCTGTTTGCTTGGCTCAGTTGAACTACATCACCGTAATAGATGGGGGTGTTGTAGTTGATCGAACCACCACCGTTACCGGGAGTGGCAGTAATCGGCAACTGACGTGTTGCGCCTGCAAAGACCTGACCACCAATCAAATTGATTGGCTGTAGGCCGTAAGGAGCACTTACAGTAGGATAAGCCATGATTAAACTCCAATAAATTATTTACCAGAGCCAAAGGTCGTCGATGACTTCTTCTCGTTGAAGAGTGGCATACGTGGATCACTTTGGCGCATGAGGTTGTTGTCTACAGCAGTCATCTGGTCGTTTGCTTGTTTCTGGTAATGCGCATTGCGCTGTTCCACAAACTCGACCGGAGTCTTGCACAACATCAACCCACCAATCACAACGGTGTCTTTAGTAGCTCCGTCGGCGTCTAGATGCAAATGTAGTTCAGGATGATCAGATGCCTTTACAGGCTCCCAACCCTCACGTCGTTTCGCAGAGAGATTAATAGGGTCTGGCGAGTTCAATGTTGCAACACGAACCCAGCGAAACGCAAAGCCCGGCTCTGGATCAGGCGTAGGCAATAGTTCGGGGGGTGCCCACATCGCCTTACGTTGATTTTTTGCGCGGCTGTCAAGTTCACGACTTAAACGAGTTTCGCTAACCATTATCTATTCTCCTGTTGTTCAGCAACCTTTTTGGCGTAAAGTTCCAGAGGTACACCTAAACGTTTCGCAATAGCTACTTGCGAAGCACTTAACTTTACCTTCTTGGGCGACGTGCTACGGGTGGCTGGTGCCACTACGGTAGCGGGTTTGGCACGAGGCGCAGCCTGTTGTTGAGGCTCTTCCTCGGGATCATCTTGACTTTCTTGGCTCCTGAAATAATCAGGGAAGGTGTTGCGTAGACGATTATCAAGCTTCTCGTAATACTCGTCTGTTCCTGCATAATTTTGTCCATACTGTTTAACGAGGGCGGAGTGCACGCCAAGGGCGGTCGCGCTCATAATAGTATGTTGATCATTACTTTCGTCCCCATACCACGGATTTGCAGACATCCATTGCTGGAGCCGGTCGTTGGAAGGTTGGGGCCTTTGAGGCGGACTATACTCGGGTTTTTCTTGTACTTCAATAGGTCTAAGATTCTCAGCCTTGTCAAGTTTTAAGGTCGCTGCAGCAATCTTAGCCTGAGCATCTGCTACGGCATCAACATCACCCTGTTCGTAGGCTTCCTTGTAACCCTTCTTAGCCTGTTCCAGTTCAAGTTGTGCAGCCGATTTTCCTTGCTCAATGAAGATTTTCGAACCCTCAGACAACTGCTGCTGGAGGCGTTTGTTCTCTTCAAAGACTTGGCGGGCAAATTCTTCCGCAGCTTGCCGCTCACGCAGAGCCTCTTCCTTGGCACGGCGCTCGTCGTGGTAGCCCTTTGTAAACTTTTTAAGGCGCTTTTGGACTTTTTCGTCATACGATTTAAGCTCGTCCTCAGTAACTTCCTCGGGCGGCTCGTCCATAGGCTTGCGGCCACGGTCTTGCGGTGGGGTGTCGTCAACGATTTCAAGGTCAAACTCTGAGTCGTCAGCCGCTGCTTTGTTAACTTTTTCCTCAGTCGGGGCTTTAGCCTCTACCTCATCTGGGAACTCAAACTCCGTCAATTCCATCTTATTTGCCATTGCTTACTCCTTAAGCACGTGTAATACCACGGGGGTCTTGGACAACTGCCTCAACCGTATCGTCGTTAATCAGCCGGAACTCCCGACCGTGAATCTTCAGGCGGGTGCCTGAATTTGGGCGAGCCAAGATAAAGTCACCTTCTTTGCACCACGGACCGGTAGGGAACTTCTCCGTATCCTTGTAACAATCAGGGCCCATCTTGACCACGAAAAATACGGTCGCCAGCACTTCTTCAAACCGACGGGTCTCGTCAGCCTTGATCAAGCCACTGTCGTATTTCTCTTCTGCTTCGGGAAGCGCCACAAGGATGTGATATCCCGAGGGTTCAGGCAGTTGCTTCGCTTTCTCTTCTGCGGTTTTGTCCATGATTGCGGACAGGTCTACAGCTTGAGATAAGTCAACAGCACTATTCATCAGATTTCTCCAGTCTTTGCACGAGGTCTTCTAGGATTTCCGTAGCCAGCGCTAGACCCCGGATGACTCCGGCTACGTGTTTATACTCTTCAAGACTGCCTGCTTTGCCTTCGGCAAGGAACTCAATGCGTGACTTCTGCTCTTCGGTAAACTTAGTTTTTAAGTACCCAAGGACGGTTTCCTCTTTCATCTGTTATTTCTCCTTCGGCCTTTGTGCCGCTGGTTGTTGTGCACGGCGTTCCTCACGTCGTTCTTTCGCGGCTTGCATACCCAACTTCACACCTTCTGCCTGCATCCTTGCAGTCAACTCGTTCTTAGCGTGTGTAGTCTTGGCACCAACCTGCATACCAGCGATCTTCTCTTGTGCTGCGATGCGAGCCTGCTCCACTTGCAACTGCTGCTGTTTGAGCTGTGCATCGACCATGTCCTTTTGCATTTTGCGCTGAATCTCCTGCTGTTTAAGCTGAAGCTCTTGCATCTGCATCTGGACGACAGGGTCTTGCGCTGCTTGCTGAGCCTGCTCTTGTGCCGCTTCCTGCTGGTGTTGCATGAGGAGGCGTTGTGCTGCTTGTGCTGACATCTGTGCAACCTGTGCTGCAATCTCCGGAGGCATATTCTTGTTCTGCTCCTCGGTTGGCAACGTAACGCCCAGAGTCTTCTCAATCTCTTTGCGGTACTGGAAGCCCAAGTGCTCATTAATATGAGCCATACCTGCGGCCATAATTGCATCAGCCATCGGGTTACCCTGCATCATCATTTGCAGTTTGGGGTCCTGAACAGCTGCCATGTGTACAGCAATGTGGGCCTCATGATCCTGCTCGATGAATGCTTTGACAGGTTTGCCCTTCAGGATGTTCTGGTTCTCTGTAATGGGGTCAACCGGTGTCTGGTCATCTTCAGTAGGCACAAGCTTAGCTGCGTTCTTCACACCCAACACCTCGATCATCTGACGGTGCAGTAGTGGTAAGTCATACAGTTGTGGTGCTTGTTGAGCGAGTTGAATCACTGCCTGATACTGCACGATCTTCTGCGCCATAGTGGCTGCGTTTGGATCGGAGACAGGAATGATGTCTACGTGGTCGTAGTCGCTACGCTTAACTGCACGAGAGCCGTCCATCGGTTGGTAGTCATACTCCGCCGGTGTGTAGTCAGCAATGATGGACTTTAACAACTTAAACTCAATCCGCATCGCATAGTGCAGTCGAGCTTGCACCGCTGTGCTGATCTTTAATGTGCGCTCAAGAATAGCCAGCGTAGTACCCACTGGAGCCTGAGTGCTCATGTCGCTGACGTTAATGTCGCCAGCAGATGCAAAACTACGGCCTTCTTGAATGATCTGGTTTAGCAGTTGGAACAGTGTCTGACTTGGCTCTTTATATGGCAGAGGCAAGATGTTATCGCGTATGGTGCCTGACGCCACATCCACATCACGGAATTCACCCGGACTGATTGGCGTGTCATCGCCTTTAATCCTCAAGCCTTTGGACTTCATCCCACCGGGCAAGTTACTTAGCGTACCTGCATCCACCAGTTGACGCATGATGGAAGTCGCTGCCTTGGCGTAACCACCGATCAAGTGAATGAACCCGAAGCCATAGAACCCAAAGCCGGGGACGTAGACATAGTGCACGAAGTGATTGCGCTTTAGCTTCAGCACGTCATCCTCGTACCAGTTCCGACGGATGGACAGAATAGTGCCGGTGCCCTTCTCAATAGTGACGACGTAAGGCAATGCTATACCTGTTGGCTCGCCGTCTTTATCTGTGTCCTCGTAGCCGGGCAGGTCCAACTCGACGTGCATTTCCAAGAGCCGGAACCGATTGTCGATGTTGCCGGTGTAACCCTGCTCACGCTCTTTTTCTTTCTCAATATCATCCAGCACGTTCTGTGGCTCACCCAACTCCACGTCACGATAGAAGCCAGCTACTTGCAGCTTCCTCACCTCGTTAGGCGTCTTCCGCATCACGTGGGTAACGCGCTCTGCTGTCTCCAGACTTGCTGCGCCATACGGCACAACCATGTCTTCAGCGGGGATGAACATCGCTACTTGGCGACCCAACGCTGGATCGTAGTACACCTTTTTGAATGCAGAACCTGCCAGTGGCAGTGAGAACAACATCTTCTCGTGTTCTGGGCGGTACTCCACCATCTCTTCAGTCAGCTTGTAGTTCATATCTTCACGAACCCGCGCTGCTGCTTCTTCCTTCAACTTGTCAATTGCGCCGACGATCTGCGTCTTGACAGGACCCATTGCTGGGAATGTCTCAACAATAGCTTCCGACTGGAACCGCACCACTGCCTCGGTCAACATCGGATGGAACACACCACAGGCTCCGGCCCATGGTTCACTGCGCTCTTCTGTCTTCAAGCCTAGTAGCTTCAAGCCTTTGACGTAGGCATCTACCCAGTCTTTGCGTGAGTCGATGTCAGAAGTAAAGTCTGCCAGCAGCTCGTCACCCAAGCCTTGCAGCTCACCGTCGTCTATATATTCAGCGAGATTGGCGTCAAATGCGTCTGGGCCTTCCTCTTCTTTTTCAATGTCTATCTCCATGCCGTCGGCACGGATGCGGACCGCTTCTGGGTCCTCGATCTCAATTTCCAAGTCGGGCTCTGCCACCGCTGCATCAGCTATGCCGAGAGGCGCTGCGTACAGTCCCTTATCTATATTGTTTGCCATGATCTTTCCTATACGTTGTAGTAGCCAGCATTGCGTTGTGATTTAAACCACTTAATATCTTCCGGCTCATCCGATGGTAGCCGTATGAAGCCCCCTGCACGGAACCTCATTAGCGCAAGTGTCGTTGCATCGACTAAGTCATCATGCTCGCCGGAGGGGAAGCTCGCTATCTCGTCTACAAGCTCTTCAGCCCAGCGAGTCTCTGGCACCCATACCTTGCCTGACGCTATGATGTCCGACACTGAGTTCAACCTGCTTATCTTGTCGTTGCCTTTGCTGGGTGTGTACTCCTGTACCGGTATACCCATCGCCCGGAACTCGTAGATTAGTGGCGCACCCGTCGCCTTCTTCTCTATTAATACCCCGTCCGGCTCCCACTCGCGGTAATGCTCGAACGCTGTTTCCTTAAGCTCCACCCACTCCATGCGCTCTTTGAACGCATTCAACAGGATGATGTTGGTTC